GCATAATATTCGTCAGATTTAGGATCATAACCTTCTTGTTCTACAAGTGTTTTATGTAAATCAAAAGCAGTGTATGTCATTGCTGAATCATTACCAAACCAAGTATTTCTAGATGCCCATTCTTCTGCTTTAGCGTCTGTAGGTATTGGTTCTGCTTGTCTTTGAGGTGTAATGTTTATATCTTTAACAGGTTCTGGTTTAGATTCTTCTGCTACTTTCATAGCATTAAGTCTAGCACCATCCATAGTTAGATTTGCAATTTGTTCTTGCGCTGCAATTTGAGCTTCAACATTTTGAGATTCAATGGCATTTTTTAAAGCTAACTTGGCTGCTGCCATATTAGTTTTTACTCTTGTTTCAAATTCAGAAGTATAGGATTTATCTAATTTAGATAGTCTTCCTTCCAACTCATTTTTTTGTTTGTGAGTTGCTTCTGCAAATGCAATTGCTTCTTCTCTTTGTCTTTCTGCTTCTCGCATTTTACGAGTAAGTTTAGCAATACGTTTTTGAACACCATCACTATATTCTTTTAACTCGTCTTTTTCTTCTGGTTTTTTAAGTTTAGTTTCTCTTTCATTTTCAAAAGTTTTGTCAACTTCAGATACTTCTTCAACTTCTATTTTTTCCTCTACAGGTGCTTCAATTTTTTCTGGTTCACCCTTATCATCTAAATTAATTTCGGTTTCTTGTTGATCTGCTTCACCTACATCAATAAGATCTTCTACTTTATTTTCGTTTTCTGTTGGCATAGTTTCCTTCCTATGTTGTTAAATATAATGAAGAACTGATTCAGGATCACCTATGGTCCCTAACACTTCATCATCGTTTAGTATTCGCACTTCTCCACCTTCAATCGGTAAACGTGCGCCAGCATATCTAGCAAACATTACCCAATCTCCTATTTTGCACCACGGTTTGTTAAATTTATCTTTATCCGCATATGCAAGATCTCCCATTTTTAAAACATAACCACATGTTGTTGCAATTCTAGCTTTATCTAATTGTTCTTGAGAAAATAAAATTCCACCTTTAGTTTTTTCTTTTGGTGTAAAAGGTAAAACTAAAAGTCTATATCCAACTGGTTCTGGTAACTGATCAGCTACCTCTTTAATATTTTTTTCGTCTAATCTTATTGCGTGAGACTCTTCTTTTTTTTCTGCTTCATATTTATCTTGAAGTCCAAGTTTAATTTTTGGTACTTCCTTTTCCGATGTTGATAACGTTTCCTTGTTCATCTTTTTGCTCCTTTGGTTCTAGCAGGTTAGAGATTTCCTGTATTACTATTTGATAAGCATGTGCTTGTCCCAGCATATACTTATATTTTTCCATACTGTCAACCCCACCGGTAATCATACCGTCTCCAATTTGTTGTAATGTAGCGTTGATTCTTTTTTTAAGTTTATCTACTATTATTAAGTCGTCCATCTTCTCTCCTTACAGTTTAAATTGTTGCAACACTTTTATTTTTTCTTCAGCTGCTGCAATTTTTTCTATTAGTTTGTCTACTTCATCTATGTGTTGTGGATGTTCTCCAATACCCACAGAATTTTCTAAATAAATTTGAAGTGTAGCATCCGCTTCAGATATTTGTGCATTATATCTGTCTTCTAATGCGTTTAGTATTACTTGTCTCATTTTTTTCTTCTCCTCCTTAAAATTTTAACTCTAGATTTCCAACACCATTCAGTAAACCTAATAGAATAGGTTTCTACGAATGAAATCGCATCATCTAGTTTTGCAAAAAAATTGTATAAAAATCTATCTAACATTTCCATCTTCTACGTGCCTGTCGAAGTCTCGAATTTGGATTGGCCGCAGCTTTAGGAAATTTTTTCATTTGTCCTGCACTTCTTGCGCAGTATGATTTTCGCCTTTTAGCGGCAGCGGACCCTTTTTTAACTTTACCAGTCACAGCTGTTTTTAATTTGGAACCGGGATTTTTTCTTCTATAGGCAGCAACACCGGCTCGTGTCATACCTGCTCCAGACTTTGTAGGTCTAAAGTTTTTTTTGTTTCTTGCAGGCATATTATCTTGTTTTCTCATACTATGCCTCCCATACTCATTTTTTTACGTTTTGCAAATGTTGCAACATTTGTTGGTTTTGGACCTTTATTAGAAACTGCTCGTTTTCGTTTGACAGCACTCGCCTTTTGCGAGCTTGTCATCCGTGTGGCTTTTGCAAGTGGGACGCATTTTGGATATTTTCTTTTGCTTCCCTTCGATCTTCCGCACGGCTGATACTTGCCGTTCTTCTTCGGAGCTCCGATGTCCACCCATTTCTCGTCCAACCATTTTTTTAAACCACTCATTAAACAACTTTGGTTACTTTTCTTCTATTTTTCATAATGCCTCCACAACCTTTAGCAATACCGCCTTGTGCATAACTAGATACTGCTTTTCTAGATTGTGAAATTTTATTTATAGAACCGCCGTCAGCTTTTTTCTTTCTACCTACTTTGCCTTTGCAATATTTGGATGCCCAAATGTTTGCATATGCGCTTGGGTAAACTGCAAATTTTTTCTTTGCAGCAGCTTTACCAGCTGGACATAATTTAGCCATTACTTAACTCTTCCGCCTTTTTTCATAAAGCCCATTTTGTTTCTAACTTTTTTAGGAAGTTTTTTTAAACCTTTTCCTTTTTTACCAGCAGGTACTTTTTTTAAGTTTTTTGTCATTACTTATTTATCTTTCCTGATTTTTTAGCTTTAGAACCAAACTTACCATAAGACTCATCTCTTGAATCTTTTAATTGTTTTTTAGTTCTTTTCTTTTTTATTCTCATTGCAATAGATTCATCTTTTCTATCTTTGTAACCCTGTTTTTTTTTCTTTTTAACAGAACCACCTTTTTTATACATTGCTCCACCTTTCATACCCATGTCGTCTTTGTAGTAACCCGACATCATATCTTTTCTAGCATTAGACATTCCGCCCATTGCTTTTTTTACTCTAGCGCTACCTCTTGGTTGAGCAACTTGAGTATTGTATCTTGGATTAGCCATTATTTTTTTCCTCCGTTCTTAAAGATTTGTGTTCCCTTTATTCCAAAAATTGATCCCACGACGAGGATCCAAAGGGTACTGAACCAAGTCGGGAGTGCCGCGAAATGCTCGAAGAAAATTTTTACTTTCTCCATAGCGACCGGGTTATCACTGAAGACTCCCCATGCAAGGACAATTATTGGCGCTGATAAAATTACCAAAACGAACTCGTCCTTGTAATCATTTTGACGTGCCTCTAACAACTTACCCTGGTAAGCTTCCTCACCTCGAGCTTGTCGTTCTGCGTGCAATAATTGAGCATCAGACATTGCGACTTTTGCCTTCTGCTTGTTAGCATAAATTTTACTACCAGCAGAAACGGCTAATTTAATTGCCGATAACCACATAACCTAGTACCATTTAGCTTGAACAGGTTTTTTTTCCGCTCTCATTCTTTTTGTTCCTCTAACAGTAACTGTTTGAGTTTCAAAAGGGTCTGTAGCTTCAATTGTAACACCACCTGTTTTATATCCATCTTTACCGACACCTAATTCTGGTACAGCTTTTGGATCTTTTGCTTTTTTAATCATAATTTTCTCCTTAAAGTAATTTATATCTATTTTTTACCAAAGTTTCTACCAAAATCATGAATTTTACTTTGGTCTGCCATTGATTGTTTTGCTAATGACACTCCTGCACGTAATCCAGCAAGATCTGCTTCTTGTTCAAGCTTTGCTTCTTGGTTTTCTTGGTTCATCATGGCTTTCATTTTATCAAGATTTAATCTTTCTTGACCTTCTTCTTCTTTTCTTTGATTTTCTTGTGCTCGAAGATCAATTTCTCTACCTTTTAGTCTTAATAATGGGTCTCCACCAAACTCACCCATGATTTTTTCTTCTTCTTTAGCAAAATCTTCCTGCATTTCTGCAATTAGCTTCGCTTTTCTAGACTCAATTTGATTTGTAATCTGTTGTAGACGTTGTTGTGCTTGCATTATTTGTGGATTTTGCATCATACCTTGTGCCATTGCAGGATTTTGCGCACCCATTGCTTGCATTTGTTGTTGAATCATTTGTGCTTCTTGTAATTCTTCTACAAATTCTAATTGAACTTGTTCTTGTGCCATTAAACTAATGTGTTCTAGTATATTTTTTTGTAAACTTGCCATTGCTGCAGGATTATTTTGAGTTTGATTTAGTCTCATAAAGTTTAAATGAGCATCAATATGAGCTTTGTGGTCTTGACCAGGAAAAGCTTGATAAGGTTTACCACTCATTGCCATAATATGTTCTAATGCAGGGTCTAAAGGCATGGGAGCCGCAGGTGGTGGTAAGATTGCATTTACATTTTTCACCCCCAGCGCATCGTACATAGATCTATACGCTTGATATAGATTATGTATTTGAGGATTAGATTGCGCCAGTTGTAATTGTGATTGAGCTAAAGATATTCTTTGCGTCTGTGAGAAGATGTTTGGATCTGCTACAGGTAATATATCTACTCTATCATCAAAATCTTGAACTTTAATTTCTCTAGATGCACCAGGTACATCATATGGATAACTTGGTGGCAAGTATGATTTAAATACTTCTGCTAATAATTTGAATTCTTGTTTTAATCCAACATATAGTCTTTTGTGTATTGCTGACATCACCCGCGATCCACGTTCCAGTAACGCGACTGTTGTACCGACTGCAGCGGCTTGGTTCATGTCGCCCACTTGTGAATCTGCGATGCTCGCGAATCGTTGGCCCGCTGAAACCACAACACCCATTAATGAAAGTAATGTTTGGTCTGGTCCTTTAAAAGGTAAAGTCATAAACTGATCTTTGATATTTCCTCCTGGAGCGTCGACGTCTCTAAACTCACCAGGTTGTAAAGGTTGTGCATCATCTCTAACTCTAATACCACGTGACTTAAATCCTGCTGGTAAGTTTGCTAAAGTTCCTGCATCTAACAGTTGTCTTAACGCAGCTGTAGCAGTTCTAGTTAAACCACCAATCATATGTATTAAACCAAAACCATAAAAACCAGTTCCTGGTAAAAATTTAAATTGTACAAAATAATTTGTTTTTTTCTTTAATGGATCTTCGGGTCTATAATTTCTTCTAATTGATAAAACTTTGTGGCCGGCCTCTGATAAAGTTATGACATATGGAAGTTTAATTCCAGTAGGTTCTCCATCGGCTCCCATGTCTTCATAACCTTCTAAATCTAAATTAGTATGAATTTCATAAAGAGTGTATTGATCTTCTTGACCATCTTTTTGAATTCCTTCAAGTTCTAATTTTTTGTCTTGTAATTGATTTTGTGTAACAGGAGGCGAACCTAATTCTATGTCTCTATAAAATCCTGCGACCTGTTGTTTTCTTAATTCATTCTCTGACATTTTAATAACATGAATTACTGCTTCTGCATCATCTAAAGAGTTTGCAGAGTAAGGTACAATTAAATCTTCAGCAGGAACAAATTTAGATACTGCTCTACCCAACATATCATCGTAATAAACTTTTTTAAAAGTTGATCCCGATAGTGGTAAATAAAATAACATTTGATCAAACTCTGGTTCATACTCTTTCATCTGATCCATTATTTGATAATTCATAAAATCTTTTACACGCTTACCTTGTTCTTCTTTAGCAACAGTTGCATCACCCATAACTTGAGTTCTAACCGGACCATCACTTGGTAATAATTCTTTGTAAGCTTGTGCTTGAAATTGTGTAACTGCTTCTGCAAGAACGGGATGGTTTACACCACTAGCTCCTTTAAAAGGTTGTGTTCGTCTTTCATATTTAAATCCTAAAAGATCTAAACCATTTTTATAAGTATCTTCCCAATCACCACGAGATTCTTTGTATTCATTATATTGATCAAATAATTTTGAACCTAATGGATCTAAAATTTCTTCACCTAAAAATTCTGCTAGGTTTTCAAAATGGTCTTCACCGCCTTCAGGACTTGCAGCTTTTGGATCAAAAGAAATTTCTGCTCCACCTTCTTCTGTCATTTCTATTTCAACAGGTCCACCATCTGTTTGAATTTCTTCAATGTTTTCTTTGATAGACTCTTCTATCTCTACTTCACCTGGAACTTCAACAGTTGTTTTTGTATTTGGTAATGATTTGTCTATTTCGGCCATTTTGTTAGTCTATCCTCTTTTTTTAAATGTTTCAATCACTTCTTCTAAAAGTTGAGTGTTCTGTTGTTTTGGTTCTTTTATTGGCATTGGATTAGCTGCAGCCCATTCTAATATTTCTGCTTGTGTAGCAGGTGTATCATCTGGTTTTACAATTGCACCAATTATTTCGTTATATTTTAATTCCATTATGATATCCAATCTAAATTTTTATATTTGTTTTTGTTTAAGTTTATAACATATGATTTTACACTTTTTTCGCATAATTCCATATCCATATGTTTAGTGTATAATTTGTTAAGAGGAGACTCTCCGGTAATTGTGTAAACTAATCCAAGTTTATTTTTAGTTGCTTGTTTTTTTATTTCATTAACACAAAGTCTCATGGCCTTAAAAAGTTTTATTTTACTTGTCTTTGGGTTTGAAAACAAACCATACATAAATCCAAATTTAGCTTTCTTATCTACATATAATCCAGCTGCACAGATTTTTTCTTT